CAGAATGGCGGCCCGTCCATAGCTGAGCGCATGTACACCGCAACGGCTGCCCCAGGTTCACCCGGGGTCGGCTTCCGGCCGGCGGACAACACCAGGGTTGGCGTGCGCGGCGCCATGTCAGGCTGGGACGGGATGCGGGCTAGGCTCAGGGGAGACGATGACGGCAACCCAATGATGGTGTTTTTCTCGACCTGCACGGATAGTATCCGCACGGTCCCGGCCCTTCAGCATGATACCTTGCGGGCTGAGGATATCGACACGGACGGGGAAGACCACGCGGCCGACGAAATCAGGTATGCCAGCAATTCCCGCCCATGGGTCCGCAAGCCAAAGCCTGCGGCCCCGGGCATCAATCTCACCCGCCCCACCCTGAACGACCTATGGGCGATGCAAAAACGGAGGAATGGTTAATGCCTGGACGCTGGGGTGATAACTGGAACGTAGCGACATGGGCCGCATCCATCCCCGGCCTGTGGAATGTTGCACATTGGAATGACGGGCGGTGGTATTCCACTATTGCCTTCTGGTCCCGGGATAAATGGGACGGCACACGCACATGGGGCTGATGCTTGACTGACGAAGAGAAAACCCGCGCGCAGGCGATGATAAACGCGCTTAGCCAACAGCGGGCGCAGAGTGCCGATCAGGCCGTGATGCTGGCCGCCGATCTGGCCGTGGCGCAGGCAACCATCGCGGCGCGGGACGCCCGCATTGCCGAGCTTGAGGACAAGCTCGCTAGAGCTATGGAATGTGAAGCCGTTTAATGGCTAAACTCCTCACCCCAGACGCAGAGGTCGAAAGTGACGTTCGCTATTGGCTGGGCCAGATCGAAGCCTCCCAGAAATGGCACTACGACTGGCACGAGGACGGCAAGCGCGTCTGCGGCCTATATCTCGCCAAGCGCGAGGACATGAACCTTGGCAACACCTGGAAAGCCAAGATGAACACGCTGTGGTCGAACGTCCAGACCATCAGCCCGGCCCTGTATGCCCGCACGCCCCGCCCGGCTATCCAGCGCCGCTTCCGTGACCGTGACCCGGTAGGCAGATGGGCGGCGACCGTCCTAGAGCGCTGCGAAAGCTATGAGCTGGACGCCTATGACGACGATTACAACTACCGCGAGGCGATCCTTGACTATCTGCTCCCGGGCAGGGGCCAGGTCTGGGTCTATTACGAGCCCACGATTGCCGGCGGCGAAGGCCAAGGCCAGCGCGTGGAATGGGAGTGCTGCAAGGTCAGGCACCTGAACTGGCGCGACTTCCTGACCAATCCGGCCCGGTCCTGGGACGAAGTGTGGTGGGTCGCCAAGCGGGAATACCTCTCGAAAGAGGAAGCCAAGGCCCAGCGGCTGGACGTTTCCCAGATGACGTTCACCCAGTCACCGGATGCGACCACCGGGGGTGACGGGTACGGGGACAGTTCCAGCCCAGAACTGCGCCAGCACAAGGCCGAGGTTTGGGAGATTTGGTCGAAGCTGCATGGGAAGGTGTATTTCGTATCCAAGACCAGCCCGCAGCTTTTGCGCCCGGCCGCCCCGCCCGGCCTGAAGTTGGATGCGTTCTTTCCCTGCCCGCGCCCACTGACGGCCACGGTCACGACCGACAGCATCATCCCCCGCCCTGACTTTTCGATGTACGAGAGCCAAGCGCTTGAAATCGACCGCATGACGCAGCGGATTAACCTGCTGACCAAGGCGCTGCGGGTGGCGGGCATTTACGATAGCTCGCAGGAAGACCTTGGGCGTCTGCTTGAGGATACCGAGAGCAATACCCTGATCCCGTGCGCCACCTATGCCGTTCTGGCGGCCCAAGGCGGCATCGAGGGGTCGGTTACGTTCTTCCCCCTCAAGGAAATCATCGCCGCGCTGGCGCAGTGCTATGCCAGCCGCGAGCAGGCCAAGGCTGCGATGTATGAGATTACGGGGATTTCCGACATTGTGCGGGGCGCGACCAATCCGGACGAGACGGCCACGGCCCAGCAGATCAAGAGCCAGTGGGGCGGCCTGCGCATCCGCGACCGGCAGCGGGAGGTGCAGCGTTTCATCCGCGACGTAATGCGGATCAAGGCTGAGATACATGCCGAGCAGTTCCAGCCCGAGACGCTCAAGACCATGAGCAACGTCAAGCTTGCGGACGCCAAGACCAAGGCGCAGCTTGAGATGCGCGTACAGGCCCAGCAGATGGCCCAGCAGAGCCCGGAGCAGGCCCAAGCCCTCCTCGCCCAGAATCCCCAGCTTCAGGCCCTCGCCAAGCCGCTGACCCAGGCTGAAACCCTGATGCTCAAGGAACCGACATGGGAGGAGGTCATAGCCCTGTTGCGGGATGACCATCTGCGTGGCTTTGCCGTCGATATCGAAACCGACAGCACCATCCAGGCCGACGAAATGGCCGAAAAGCAGAGCCGTACCGAGTTCGTGACCGCCGTCACCGGCTTCATCCAGCAATGGGGTCCGATGGTTGCCTCGGAGCCCAAGTTGGCCCCTCTTGCCGGCGAAATGCTCACCTTCGCCACGCGGGCGTTCCCCGCCTCCGACACGCTGCAAACGGCAATCGAGGAATTTGTGGAGACGCTTGAGAACAAGCCGGTTCCGCCGCCCCAGCCTGACCCCAAGGCGCAGGCCGCGCTCATGGACGCCAAGACGAACGAGAAGAAACAGGCTTCCGAAGCCCAGAATAAGCAACTGGAAATCCAGACCCGCGCCCAGACGGCAGTCCAGACCCACGCCATGACCCTCGAAGCCGATGCGATGCAGGCGGGCGACGATCGGGTAGCCGAACGCGAAATGGCCGGGGAGGATCGCCAGATGCAGGCGCAGCAGGGCGGCGACGAGACGCGCCAGCTAGCCGGGGCCGTTAACACTTTGGCCCAGCAGCAGATGCAGATGATGCAGCAGATGCAGCAGCTAATGTCGGTGCTGAGGCCGGAGGGGACGGCGTGAACGAGGCTAACGCCGGGAGATTCAGGATTTGTGTCTCTGGGGGTTGGCCCGTCTGGGTTGAGCTTTACATAGACGGGGAAAAGGTGGTGCAGCTAGGAGCTTACGATCTACCAGACCTTTCCCATGCAGTGGACCGGGCCCGCGCCATCGCAAGGCAGGCGCTCGCCCGAGGCGGTAAGCACGAGGAGCGAGACGTTTGAGCCGCTCCCGTCTTTGCCGCGTCTGCGGGGATTTCCACAGCACGGACACCGCGTGGCCTTGGGCCTGCCGGGAGCATTTTCCCCCGCCCCCGTACGGCACCATGAACATCATCAGCGACAACCTCGATTACGTCATGAACCCGGCTGACGGGAGACGATACACCTCCAAGGCGAAATATTATGCTGCGGTGAAGGCCAAGGGGTGCGAAATAGTAGGGAACGACAAATCACCGCCGCGTCCGAAGGCAGAATTGCCGGACCCGACGCAGGATATAGTTAACGCCATGCGCCAGCACGGGGCGCTTTAGCAGGAGAGTTAATGCCGATTGGGTACCCGCCGAAGATGACCGCCCGCGATATCTACACGGATGGCGATGGCCTACCGTTGGTAGGCACCCCGCTTGGCAGGCGCCAAATTGAACTAGATGGCATCGTGGCGCGGGAAACCTGCAAGCGCGGTAAGTTGCTCGGTTGGTATGGGCGCAGGGGCGAACACCCAATCCTCGAATATCCGGACGGCACGCGCGAGGTGGTGCAAAACCTCACGGAAACCAACTGGAAACACGGGTAACAGGAGCATTAATGGCCGACGAAAACGACGACCTTGGCGCTGATATCGAGGCTGCAATCGCGGCCTCTGCCGGCGGTGCGTCCGACGCGCCCGCCATTGCGCCCGTTGTCGAAGCGGCCCCAGAAGCACTGGCCCCGGCCCCCGAAGCCCCTAAAGGCGACCAGCCACGGGCACCGGATGGCAAGTTCGCGCCCAAGGCTGAGACGCCCGCCGCCGCCAAGGTGGAAGGCCCTGCCATCCCCCAGACGCCAGCCGCGCCAGTCCCGGCGCAGGCCGCGCAACAGCCCGCGTCCCAACCCATCCCCGCCCCCCAGAACTGGAAGGGCGCAGGCAAGGTCCAGTGGGACAAACTCCCCCCGGCTGTACGCCAGGAAATAGCAGAAGATTACACGCGACTGAACGAGACGAGCGCCAAGCTGGAAAAGCTTAACGGCGCCATCGGTCAGGACCGCGCCATGACTTTGGCCGCCACCTATGGAAGCGTTGAGCAGGGGTTGCAAAACCTGTTCTCGATTTCGGACATGGCGACCAAGAACCCCGCAGGCTTTGTCCTGTGGTTTATGCAGCAACGTGGCCTCAACCCCGCACAGATGTTCGGACAGCCAAGCGCACAGGGCGACCAGCCCATGCAGCAGGCACCCGATCCCGTCATGCAGAGGATCGGCCAGTTGGAGAC